GCTCCTTCTAGCATGAATGGGATGTATAGCGCATATCGCAATGATATTGCAGAAGCCCGTGCAACAATCCAAGAAGAAGTTGGTTCTGTTGTTGTTGCTAAAGCCCTTGAAGGTGATATGAAAGCTGCTGAACTGTTCCTTCGTTCTAAGGCTGGCTGGAACCCGACCATTAAGGTTGAAGAAGTTGATCCCGAAGAAGTTAAAGAAGACACTGGCGCTATTGATGATCTGCTGGCACTTCTGGGTCGTAACAAAAAAGAATAAACAATGAGTAAGAATGGTCTTAAGATTCATGCCGATGATCTGAGGGCAATGGGCGAAGACCTTGAAAGTTTGTTGTTGCAACTTGGCCCTGCCAAAGCTGAAGAACTAATGTACACTTGGGAGTTTTGGGCTAGACCCCAACAGATTGCTCCCGAAGGTGATTGGAACACATGGTTTATTAATGCTGGTCGGGGTTTTGGTAAGACCCGTGCTGGTGTTGAATGGGTTCGTGGTAAAGTAAAGCAGGGTTACAAACGCATTGCTGCTATTGCTGCTACCAACTCTGACATTGAACGTGTTATGATTAATGGTGAATCAGGGTTCTTGGCTCGTTGTTGGACAGGTGACAAAGACCACAAAGGTCGTCCACTTGGTAAACCTGTCTGGTCTCCTACCAAACGTCTGTTGACTTGGGAGAATGGTGCATATGTACAATTCTTCTCTGCCGAAGAACCTGAACGTCTTCGTGGACCTCAGTTTGAAGCTGCTTGGTGTGACGAACTTGCTGCTTGGAATCGTGACCGCGACACATGGGACATGCTCCAATTTTGTCTTCGTCTTGGTAAGCACCCCCAAGTCTGTGTGACAACAACCCCTAAGCCGACTAAGTTGGTCAGGGACATTATGAAGAACCCTAAGACAACGATTACTTATGGTTCTACCTTTGATAACTCAGCAAACCTTGCTAGTACCTATCTTGAAGCTGTCAAAAGCCAATATGAAGGTACACGCCTTGGTCGTCAAGAACTCTATGCAGAGGTCTTGGATGAAGCCTCTGGCGCTCTATGGAACAGACAACTTCTTTCTCAATGTGAAGTCGAAGTTGATGACCCTGTAGAATTTGCTCAGACACTTGCTCGTGTTGTTGTTTCAGTCGATCCGGCTGTTTCATCAAATGCTGAAAGCGACTTGACAGGTATTGTTGTTGCAGGACAAGACATCAATGGTGTCTGCTACATCCTACAGGATGCAACTGATCGCTTCACTCCCGAAGGTTGGGCTGCGAGAGCCATCGAACTCTATCACCAATACGGGGCTGATAGAATAGTGGCAGAACGCAACCAAGGTGGTGAGATGGTGAGGTACACCTTCAAGACCGTTGACGAAACTATTCCTATTAAACTTGTCCATGCCTCCCGTGGTAAGTTTGCCCGTGCTGAACCTGTGTCGTCTCTCTATGAACGTGGCAGAGTAAAGCATGTTAGGGGTTTAGACCTTCTTGAAGATCAAATGGTCCAATGGTGTCCGTTAGGAAGTATTGGTTCTCCAGATAGATTAGACGCTATGGTTTGGGCGGTCACAGAACTTGCTCTCAAAGGTATCTCTAAACCAGAACTTAACTTGGCCTATTCTGATGCGAAAGGTCTTCTTAGCCGAATTTAGGTAGTGAAATGAAGAAACTCTCGGAAACAGCTTCCAAGATTGAACTCGGCGTGTATGGTAAAAACACATACACGGGTGACATTCGTGCCGACGAGTTTCTTCAAGAACTCCGTGGCAAAAAGGCAATTCAAAAATACCGTGAAATGCGTGACAACAACGCTATCATTGGCTCTGTCATGTATGCTGTCGAACAGACACTCCGTGATGTGAAGATTAATGTTGTTCCTGCTAACGACAGTGAAGAAGCAAAGAAAGAGGCTGACTTCCTTAAATCCGTATTGGATGACATGGACCACAGCCTTGATGACCATATCTCTGAGGCTTTGTCGTATCTGACTTATGGCTTCTCTTGGTTTGAGATTGTTGCTAAACGCCGTGAAGGTGACGCACGGTCCCCCAAGAAAAACTCTAAGTACAACGATGGTCGTATTGGCATCAAGAAACTTGCTATTCGAGCGCCTTGGACAGTTAACCGTTTTGAAGTTGACCTTGAATCTGGTGAAGTCCTTG